TCATCTAAATTTGCTTTTCTGGAATTACCAAATAAGTCTAGTGTTTTATCTCCGAAACACCAAACATTCTCTATAAACAACTTGTTCATAAAGTCTGCTTTTGCTTTAGCATCTACAAATAACTTATCTGATTTAGGCCGTTGCATGATTCTCATACCGATCTGACCTAGAAACTTATCTTTTAATCTATTCACTAGTTCGTCACTTGATCTATATCTCTTACCTTTGATCTTGGGATCCATAATATTTACAAATAGAAATCTTGATACTGCCATTGATTTTTCAGCAACAGGTAAATAGAAGTCATCACGCCATCTTTCATACTCATTAAATTTAGACCATGATTGATCCTCTTGAAACTCACCACCTTTGTTATATTCTTCGGTAGAAAAATAAGGTGGGGAGGTGAAGGCAACATCTATGGGTGGTAATTTGTGATAAGGTAAGTCTTCAGCACCACATCTCCATATAGTTACCTTCTTAGGTTTAACTAGTAGTTTATTATATTTTGAAATTTGTTCTGTATATCTAGCATAAGTATTTGGATTAGGATCACAACCATAATATTCTTCAGCGTCTGAAGCAAAGAAACCTGCAAGTCTATCGCCCCAACCACAACTTGTATCTAATACTCTTTTAGCATTAGTCATTTGATATATTGCTTTTGCAACAACAGGTTTAAATTGTGTTGCGATATATGTACCAAGTCTGAAAGCACTCATATAACTTTTATGAGTTAATAAGCCACCTATTAGTTGTTCTGTTTCAGTACCATCTAAATCTCTAACTGTTTTTTTCTGAACATCATTAATACCACGCCATATAGGACCTAAGCATTTCCATATAGCATATGCGTCACCATTTTCCCATACTTCTTTAGGTGCTCTAAATCCATAACTACCACATTCTAGTCTCAAATCTTGCATGAAATAATTAGATACATTATTAAAAGTACTTGGTCCATTAATTAAACCTAGACCGTACTTATCATAACTGTATTCGTAATCATCATATTTCTCAAAGACTTCTTTCTCAACTTGTTCTTTAGGTGTACATATAGAGTTAGTATTAAAATTCTTTAATGAATTAAAACTATCTCTCATATCATCTTCTGATATTTCTTTTAAAGGAAATACAGGTCTTTCGGTAGCAATATAATCAGCAAGGTTCTTTCTCATATCTTCCTTGCCGTATTCTGCGTTCATGGACTCAAACGTCTTGTTGTCTAGTACAGGTAGTTTATCGTCCCCAGCGGAGGCTAATAGACGGCTATATAGTGTATTATTGCGTTGATAGTCTTTCATCATATAATTATAACATTTTTAATCTTGTTTGTCAACAGGTGGCACATCTTCAAAATCGGCATCAACTACGTTATCATCTGATTTATTTTCTTCTTTTTTAGGTTGTTCTTTTTGTTCTTGTTGTTCTTTTTGTACATCTTTATAAACTGCCTCACCTAATTTCATAGAAGATTCGGTTAATGTATTTGTTTTAGTTTTAATATCTTGAACATCATCACCTTTAAGTGCTTCTTCAAGATCAGTTATAGCAGTTTCAATTTTTGTTTTTTCTTCTTCTGAAACTTTGTCTCCATGTTCTTCAACAGTTTTCTTAACACTAGCAACAAGACCGTCAGCATTATTTCTAGCCTCAATCTTTTCTTTAATCTTTTCATCTTCTTCTTTATTTACTTCAGCGTCTTTAACCATTTGTTCAATTTCTGTTTCTGATAAACCGCCTGATGCCTTTATAGTTATCTTTTGTTCTTTACCTGTTCCTTTATCTTTAGCAGATACAGATAAAATACCATTTGCGTCAATATCAAAAGTTACTTCAATTTGAGGAACACCTTTTGGTGCAGATGGAATACCATCAAGGTTAAAAGTACCAAGTGATTTATTATCTTTTGCAAGTTGTCTTTCTCCTTGTGTCACTATAATACTAACAGCACTTTGATTATCTTGAGCAGTAGAAAATGTCTGACTTTTATTTGTAGGTATAGTTGTATTCTTTTCAATAATCTTTGTAGATACACCACCAAGTGTTTCGATACCAAGTGATAAAGGTGTAACATCTAATAGTAATACATCTTTAACATCACCTTGTAATACACCAGCTTGAATTGCAGCACCTATTGCTACAACCTCATCTGGATTAACTCCTTCATGGGGTTTCTTACCAAAAAACTTTTCAACTGCTTCTTTAACTTTCGGCATTCTTGTCATACCACCCACAAGTATTACCTCACTTATGTCGGATATTTTTACGCCTGAATCTTTTAATGCTATTTTACAAGGTTCTAATGATTTTTCAATTAAACTTTCTGTTAAACTTTCAAATGTTCCTCTATTTAACTTAATGTTTAAATGTTTAGGACCTGTTTTGTCAGCAGTGATAAAAGGTATATTGATATCTGTTTCAATAACAGATGATAGTTCACATTTTGCTTTTTCAGCAGACTCTCTAACTCTTTGTAAAGCAAGTTTGTCTAAACTTAAATCTATACCAGTGTCTTTTTTAAAATTGTTAATTAAGTAATCTACTATTACATTGTTAAAATCTTCACCACCTAATGATGTATCACCATTTGTAGATTTAACTTCAAATACTCCATCACCCAATTCAAGAATAGATACATCAAATGTACCACCACCTAAATCGTAAACTGCTACTGTGCCTGATTTCTTTTTATCTAAACCATATGCTAATGCAGCTGCTGTTGGTTCATTTACTATTCTTTTAACATCAAGACCTGCAATTTTACCAGCGTCTTTTGTTGCTTGTCTTTGTGAATCGTTAAAGTAAGCAGGTACTGTAATCACAGCCTCTTTAACTTCTTGACCTAAATATTTTTCAGCAGTTTCTTTCATTTTTTGTAAAGTGAAAGCTGAGATTTGTGAAGGTGAATACTTTTTATCTTTTGCTTCTATCCAAGCATCTCCATTATCTGCCTTAATAATTTTATATGGTGTTGTCTTTATATCTTTTTGTACAGATACACCATCAAATTTTCTACCAATTAATCTCTTAACTGCATAGATAGTGTTTTCTGGATTAGTTACCGATTGTCTTTTTGCTGGTTGACCGATTAATATTTCATCACCAAAAGCGACTACCGAAGGAGTTGTTCTCACACCCTCAACGTTTTCTAATACTTTTGCTTGTGAACCGTCCATGATTGCTACACATGAATTAGTGGTACCAAGATCTATTCCTATTATTTTGCTCATTATATGTTTCTCCTTTTTTTACTATACTATGCTATATAATAACTATTTCTCAAATGTCAAGTGCTTAAATTAAAAAAATTCATCTAAGGTTGATTTCTTCTCAAAGTTCCAATTGATTGCTTTCACAATAAATCTTAATGGTTCTAAAAATGATTTGGTAAACATATCATCATAATCAATATATTGATGTAGTTTAAATTCTTTCGGTAATTGAGTTGAGAAAGATATTACATTTTCTCTCAAAGGATTAGGTTCTTTCAATGCAATAAACTTAACCTTATCACCGTCTTGTATTGTTTCATATTTTACTAGTTTATGTTTCTTCAATTGATTATTATAAAGTAAAGCACCTCTCACATGAATAGGTGTTGACTTTTGATATATGTCTTTTGTAGAGCTATACTTTTTAAGATTATTACAACTTCTAGGATAAGCAATATCTTCAGGTGGTAACTTCTTAAAGTGTGTTCTAAAATTTTCTATAAATTCAATCAATGCTGTTTCATCTTTATTCATTATAACTTTCAATGCCTCTCTAATCTTTATACGACAAGGTGCAGGAGTTGAAGACTTAACAGCTTCAATACCCATGATCTTTAGTTTAGGTTCTTTTAAATTAATACCATCTTCATTAAACACATTTAAAATATATCTTTTCTTAGCAGTCCATATACCTTTGTTGGCAATTACTTCTCGTTTCATAATCATTTTTTGATCATATGCATTAACATACTTTGCCAATTTAGTAAAACTTGAATTAATAAATGTTTGTAGTTTTTCATTACAAAACTTATCTAATACTTTTACAATCTTTTTGTTATCGGATTTATCTTTAAAGATTTTATCAACCATGCCACCTAGTTTAATGTAAATTGAATCTGTATCAGAAGCAACTACATAAACATGATCTTTTGTTTTTAATAGTTTGTTTAAATAAATATTCACATCACGTTCAATCCATCTAATGGTTAATTGACCTGCCATTGTAATACCTTCAGCCTGTCTTACATCAAAGTATCTAAAGTATTGATTACCAATAGCACCATAAGCACTATTTAAAGCAATTTTTCTTGACAATTGAATATTGTAATTTTTAGAAATTTCATTTTTTAATCTTTCATCACCAGTTTCTTGATACAATGCTTTTGCTTTAGTCATTTTATCTTTATAGATAACTCGTTCTTTGTATAACTTGTCCATCAATTCAGGAAGAAATCCTTGCTTGTCTGTTCTGAATTGAGCACCATTGGGAGTTATAGTTCTCATTTCTAGACCAGACAAATCGGATTTTTGATTTAACATATTCTCTACATTAACTAGGTTAGAATCATAACCTACCATTGTTTCAGGAGAGATATTGTATTGCATAATTAAATGCGGATACAAACTGTTCAAATCGAAACTTACTATCCAGTTGTGAAAACCTACAACAGGATCTTTTACATATGCACCTTCATAACCTCTTGACTCTTTAGATTCTACAACAGCTGGTGCAACAATATTTTTAGATTTTAAATGATTAAATATAATAGTATCCCACATACGGACTTGACCAAAACAATCTTGATAATTAACTTTCGCTTCATAAGCCATAGTCAAATGCAACTCAATCAATTTCATTTTGTCTTCTAGTTTATCAACAAGTTCTACGTCTTGAATATTATATTCTATAAATTTTTGATAATCTTTTTGATAAAACTCTTTAAATGTATCATAAGGATTCTCATGTTTGTTTTCACCTAGTTCTACTTTACCTATGTAATCTAGTTTATAACTTTCACGTCTAACAAATGTATGTTTACGATATAGATCAAGATAATCTAATACAGAAACACCCATGATATCCCAATAGTTTTGTTCTTTATTAAAACCTTTTGCTGTCACTCTAGCACTTTGTTGTGAAACTACATTCCAAGGACTAAACTGTAAGATATATTCATCACCCATTAATCTTCTAAATCTATTCATCAAGAAAGGTATATCAAAAAACTTAACATTCCAACCTGTGATAATATCAGGATTATAATCTAACCAAAATTCTAAAAACTTTTCAATAAGTGCTTGTTCAGTAGCACACTTAACAAAGGTTACATCATCTCTATCATTAACAAAGTTATTCATACCAAAAACAATTATCTTTTTTGTAGTATGTTCTTTTACTGTAATAGAAATTAAAGGCTCAGTTGCCTCATCTGAATTAGGAAAACCATTTTCACTTTCACACTCAATATCAATTGAGAGTATTCTTATTTGTTTGATATCCCATTTAACATCGCCAGGAAATTGATCTGCAATAAATGGATATTGATATCTTGTATTACCAAAGTATTCAAAGTTAGTAACATCTTTATATTGCTCAATCCACTTTCTAGCCTCAGGCATACTTTCAAAAGTAACCTTGCCTACATTACGACCGTCTAGTGTTTTGTATTTTGATTCTTTACCTGATGGTATGAATAGAGATGGTTTATAATTAATTCTATACTTCTTATGACTACCATCGTGATTAACACCACGGACTAATAGTCTGCCACGATAAGGCAATACTGAAGTATAGAATTTCATTAATTATTATATTTGTTTATTATTAAAATATTTGTTTAGTGTTGCTAGATTTTCATCTGCTTGTGACATTTTTGATAGTAATTTATCCATTTCAACTAGATGCTGAGGATGTTCTCCTATCGCTACTGGATTGTCAAAATAAATTATTATTGTTGCTGTTGCAGCTGCAATTTCAGACTTGTATTGTGCCTCTAGTGCTTTGTATAGTGGATTGTTTATTTGATGATTTTGTGCCATTGTTCACTCCTTTTCATTATATAATATTATAACATATTTAAAATAGAATGTAAAGCATCTATTCTAAACTATATTTTGTTGTCACTACATATTTTCTGTCTGGATTTACCATTACATTTACTCTACTCATAAATTCTCTATCAAGTAGTATTAGAGTTCTATCTTTTCGATTATCTAAAGTAAATTCAGTTTCATATATACCGCCTAAAAATTCTACGTCTAATTTAATTACATATCTTTCTTCGTCATAATCTCTTAAACCGCCTACTGAAATTTCTTCTTTACGAATTATATCACTTGTAATAGTTTTGTCTAATAAAGTCCATTTGACTTGTTTGCCAATAACTTTTATATTTTCAGCATGAATAACTGGCATACCTGAATTACCTGTATCAAATTTAGCAACTAGATCACCAAAAGGTTTAATTGATATTACTTCTTTATAACCACACTCGCTAGGTACTTTAACCCAATTCTTTTTATCTGCAAAGAAAGTAATAATCTCTTTACTAATATTTTGCCCACTTGCTTCTTCTATACCTTCTGTACCTGGAGATGAGTTTACTTCAATAATAAATGGAGCATCCTTTTCTCTATTCTTACTTGGTATAAAATCAACAGCAGTCCATAATCCATTAACTGCTTTTGCAGCTAATAAACTTGCTTCTATTTCTAGTTCTGTGAGTTTAATTTTTTCTGGTTTAGAACCTAAAGATACATTACTTCTAAAGTCGCCTTCAATTACAGGCCGTTTCATTGTAGCAAGTACCTTACCACCTAATACTAATACTCTAACATCATAATCATTTTTGATATATTCTTGTAAAAGTAAATCAGTATCTTCGTCTTGTTTATTAATTAATTGTACAATACTGTCTAATGATTTTTCTGACTCAACAAACAATACACCAACACCTTTTGATCCTCTTAAAGTTTTCATTATAATAGGAAAGTCTGTGTCTAGTTTATCAAATGCTAATGCTGATTTTTCAGGATCACTTACTAGAACAGTTTTAGGTTGTTTGATACCATAGTCTGAAAGTCTTAATGAAGTTCTATACTTATCAGCACATACGTTGATGGTCTGTCTGCTATTGACTACACATATACTATGTTTTTCTAAAGTAGAAATAATATCTAACCAACTATCTTTTCTTACAACTGATCCTCTTATGATTGCAACTGTATCGTTACGAGAAACTTCAAAACCTTTCTCGTCTTCTTTATTGTGCAATCTTAAAATACCATCTTCGAATGATGTGTAACCACCAGTAAGACGATAAAGATAACTTTTCCATTCTAATTTTTTTGCTTCTTCTTGTAATCTATTAGCTGTATGAAAAGTTTTTGCCTTTTCTGGTTCATCTGTTATAATCAGTAACTTATACTTTTCAGTTTTAGCTTCTGTTATAAAATCTTTAAACTTCGGTGCCTTCATTTTCTATTTTTTTACCTATATTATATTTTGCTTGAAGGTCCCACTCACTCTTTTCTTTAAAACTTAAAACTTTAATTTGTGATAGAGGTGCTTTCTTCTCAGCGATTTCTTTGTTTAATATAGCAATTAATCCCCAATCGCTTAATAGTTGTGTAATTGTGTTTCTTCTCTCAGCATCATTTTCAGAAAAACTTGCTGTCTTACCATCTAAAGCAAATAGTTCTTTAAAATGTACTATGAAATATCTTCCTTGTTTGTGTAATATGTGGCAAGATTGAAATAACTTTTTATCTTTTCTTGACGCCACTCCTATTCGAGTTAAGGTTTCTCTAACTTTTAAAAAATCATCTGGTTCTTTTAATTGAACCTCTAACATCTTTTCAGGATGCCAGGTATTATTTAATTCATTCATTTTATCCCACCTTTATATAATTTCTCTTTAATCAATTTCAATTGATCATTGGTGAGTATATCAAGAGCGGACTTTGCCTTTTCATTACTATATCCATAAAACTCTTTTACACACTCAATATCTCTCAATTTATCAGCTCTTAGAAAAGGACTAAACCTTTTCTTTGATCTAATACTATTTAGTAGAAATTGATATTGCATATCCTTATCTAGGAAGTGATTACGATTCACTTCATTAACAAGCATTATGGTATCTGAAAAACCAGACAAGATTTTATTGATTATAAAAGCAGGATACTTTCTAATCCATTCTTTATCTTCAGACTTCATCAAGTCCTTCTTAGTAAAGTTTATGGAGTTTAGATAGTCTTTAAGTTCATACATTAAAAAAACTCATCTAAATTAGGTTTTTTAGGAACATAAACAGTTGTCGGTCTAAAATTATTTTTAATAAACTTATTTTCCCATTTAGTAAAAGATTCTGGAACATCTAATACTTGATTCATTGTAGGCAATTCTTCGTTACCATGATAAAGTTTTATACCTAAATGATAATATTTGTCTTTAGTAAGCACAGGTTGTTTTTTAGTTATTTGTGCTAATCTATTATTTTCTTCTTTAGTGACCACAATAGTTCTACGACAAAAAAGAAATATCTCTTGAAATTTTTTGTAATCATTTATTAACTCAGGATTTTCCATTACAAATTTAGCAACAGTTTGTGGTGCCATGTAATGGTCATCTACCATACCTTCCCAAGTGCTTTTTGCACCTGGTGTTGAAGAAAGTCCTGTCTTGTAAGGTAATGAATCAAAAACAGATTGATAAAACATTCTGGAAATAGTTCTTTCAGCATTCGTGTTCAATTCAGGATGCCATCTATAAGCATTTGCTTTTAAGTTATTCCAAGCAGTTAAACAATATTCGTATGTTCTATTGTTCATTTGAATTTTACCTGTGACATTAGTTCAGTTAAACAGGCAACTAAATTAATCTCTTGGTCAGCAACAAAGGCTGACTTGTATTGATAGTCAGCGATGATTAATACAGCATGAGGTATTGTAGATGGTTCTAAATTAGTATATAGTGTATCATATATCTTTCTAAAAATCTTAACAGGATCGTTGTCAAGGTTATTGACAACCCATTTTCTCATGTTACCAAACTCTTTATTCTTTAAATGTGTAACTAGAGTTTTTAGATTTTCATCTGATACATTCACTAAAATGCCAGCGTCTATGGCACCACTTACTGAATATCTTTGTAGTTCATTAATGAGTTTTCTAAAATCTGGAAAGTGTTTTGTAATTAATTCTGCAAGAACCTTATCTTCATAATCTACATTTTGTTCTTTAAGAATAAAGATAGCTCTTTCCATCAATCTACTTGCAAGTTTAGGTTTATCTTTTGGATTAACTTTAAACTCTATGTTTGAGAATCTACTATGTAAAGGTTCTATAATTCTATTCTTAAAATTACAAGTAAGAATAAATCTACAGTTCTTATGAAACTCCTCTACGAACCCTCTTAACGCAGGTTGTGTTGATTGTGGATTAAGATAGTCTGCCTCATCTAGTATTACAACTTTCTTACCACCTGATAGCGATACAGTTGAAGCAAAGTTTTTAATCTTGTTTCTTAATACATCTATACCACCTTCTTCGGATCCATTTATCATAATCCAATCGCAGTTCATCTGTTCACACAATGCTTTCGCAACTGTGGTCTTACCAATACCTGGTGTACCAGAAAGTAATAGATTTGATAGTTCACCTTTTTTGATAAAGGCTGAAAATAAAGATTTTAGAGAATCAGGTAATATACAATCATCAATAGTCTTTGGTCGATACTGCTCGACCCACAAAAAATCTGCGTTCATACAGACCTACTTAGTTATTTGACTATCTGGTTCTAAAGCAATCCAATATTCAATAGGTAATTTTTTGTTTTTGAAATGTGATATTGATTTTGAAGATACAGAAACATCATAGTCGCCATCTAGCATTTTCATATTCTCTACTTTGAAATAGAAAGTATAATCTGCTGTTGCACCTTGACCAACTACGATATCAAATGTATTTGATGTATCGTTCTTCTTGTCACAAACTTTAAGAACAATATCGCCACCTTTTGTACCGATCAATGCTAAGTCTGGTGATTTTAAAATCGCCGCCATCTTTAACAGTTCTTTATAGTTCGTTGATGATAGACTAAAGGTTACATCTGCTTCTGGCATTTTAACTTCTTTAGTAGGTGATACTATTACTGATGGATCAGAATAGAAGTATTTTACTTTTGATTTACTACCTTCAGAAGATATTGTCATATACTTATCTTGTAAAGACAATTCAGGTTTAGCAAAACCTGATACTGCTGATAGAAATTCGTTTAGATCATAGATACCAAACTCATTGGTAAATTCATCTGAAATCTTTGCCTTAG